CAGGGCCGGGATACTGTCATTTCCCGATTGGACGCGACCTGGAGTACTTCGAGCAGTTGACCGCTGAGAAGAAGTTTACGCGCTATCACAACGGCTTTCCCAAGCAGGAATGGCGCAAGCCGGCCAACGCCAGGAACGAGGCGCTCGATGCGCGGAACTACGCTTACGCAGCACTGCATGCGCTTTACGCCAGCGGGTTGAAGTTGGGTGTTCACTGTGACCGCCTCGTGCGAATGGCGCACTCGCGGCGAAAGGATATCTCGTTGGCTGCGCCGGGCTCCGCCGCGATGGCGCCGGCGCCAAACCATGGCGCCGCCGAGCCGGGTGCGCCATTTCCGGTTGAGCGAAATGGCGAGCCTTGGATGCCGCGCCGGAACTGGTTCGGGCGGAACTGATATGGCACTGACGATTCAGCAGTTGCAGGCGAATCTGGACGCCATCAACCAGGCGCTCGGGAATCCCACCTTGAAAGTGCGCTTCCCGGATGGGCGCGAGGTGACGTACCGCTCGGTGGACGATCTGCGCAAGGCGAAGGCTGAGATCGAAGAGGACATCCGGCAGGCCAGCGGGCAGACCGGAAGGCGTGTACGGTTCGCACAGCATCAACGCGGCGATGGGCCGACGGGCCCGAGCATGTCGGACCGCTGGTAACGGGCCGGTACGCAGGGAATCCCGATCTCAGGGCACGACAATCGCGAGCCCCTCGATTTCTCGAAAGTCACTGTCACGGGTTACCAGCGTCGCTCCGATGGCGAGAGCGGTCGCGGCCATCCAGAGATCGTTCTCGTCAAGGGGGAGGCCTCGGCGCTGCCGAGCCGCTTTCACGCTGGCATAATGATCGCCAGCACCAGGCGGGATTGGCTCGCAAGCCAGTGCTGCGAAGAGTCTCCGGGCTTTCACCTCGAGCTCGGAGCGGCGTTTTCCCAAGGCCAGCCTTTCCAGGCCGAACAGAATCTCGCCACGGGCAACAGGACAAACCACAACGCGATCGCCGGTTCCAACGGATGACAGCCATGACACCATTTTGCCGTCCTCCCGCATGATGGCGCTGATCGCGTTTGTGTCGAGGAGATATGTCACGATTCCGATCAGTTCGAAAAGAGATCGGGTGTTTGGACGGGCAACTGTCCGGCCGCAATAGCTGCGTCGAGCTCGTCAACGTCCGAAACACTCAGGTGAGGCGGCTCCTGCATCACTCGCAGGATCGTGGCGGCGGAGCTCACGCGAGATTCGGGGTCGCTCTCCACCAGGAGAGTTAAGCGTTCGACTGCCAGTTGCTGGACGCTCTTGTGCTGTGCGGCTGCTATGCCCTCAAGGCCACGCGCGAGGTCGTCAGGCATTTCGATAATCAGGTTCGCCATTTCGCTCAGCTCCCTTTCTTATTGTGCCTCATATAGGCGCCATGCGTGTAATGAACCTACTCGACCGAGCCATCAGCATCGTGGCGCCGCGCGTTGCGCTGCAACGTGTGCGCAGTCGGGTGGCCCTGGAACTGACCACGGGCTATCTGGAGCGGCACACGCAGCGATTCCGCTACGACGGTGCCACCGCTGGTCGCCGCGCACATGGCTGGTACGCCGCCTCGACCGACGCCAACGTCGAGCTGATGGGATCGCTCATCTGGCTCCGCAACCGGAGCCGCGATCTCGTCCGCAACAATCCCTATGCGGCGCGCGCGATCGAGGAGTTATCCGGCAACGTCGTCGGGACCGGCATCGTGCCGAAGGCCAAGACCGGCAACACAGCCATCGACAAGGTCATCGATGCCGAGTGGCCGTTCTTCGCCGACGGCTGCGACACGCCGCAGCGTCTGGACTTCTACGGCATGCAGACGCTGGCCGTCCGCACCATGGCTGAGAGCGGCGAAGCGATTGTGCGGTTCCGGCCGCGTCCTGCGGACGCCGGCCTGCGCGTGCCACTTCAGCTTCAGATGTTGGAGGCGGACTTTCTCGATCAGGCCCGCACGATGGGGCTGGTCAACGGGCATGTGATGGAGGGCGTGCAGTTCGATGAACTCGGGCGGCGCGTCGCCTACTGGCTGTTCAGCTACCATCCTGGCGGCGTGCTGATCCTCAACCCGCGCGGCGGCATCGTGAGCCAGCCGGTCCCGGCCGATCAGATCATGCACGTCTATCGCATGCTTCGGCCAGGCCAGGTGCGTGGCGTGCCGTGGCTGGCGCCGGTGATGATGGCGCTCCGGGATCTCGATGACTACTGCGACGCCGAGCGGGTGCGCAAGAAGGTAGAGGCGTGTGTCACCGCATTCGTCGAGCAGCCGGAAGGCGTCGACGGCGATCCACTCGGTCTCGCCGGGACCGATCCATCGAGTGGGCTCCCTGTCGAGAGCTTCCAGCCAGGGATGGTCGAGTATCTGAAGCCGGGCCAGGCGGTTAAGTTCAACAACCCGCCGCCGGCCGGCGGATACCGCGAATACAAGATGACTGAGTTGCAGGGGATCATGGCCGGGATTGGCCTGCCCTACGAACTCGGCACCGGCGACATGTCGCAGGTGAATTACTCTTCCTGGCGCGGTGGCATGCTGGGCTTCCGCAACACGGTGGAGGCTTTCCGCTGGCTCACCTTGATCCCGTTATTCGCGATGCCTGTGTGGCGGCGGTTCGTCGACACGTTGATCCTGCAGGGCAAGATTCCACGAGCTGCCGCCAACGACCCGAAGATCGGACTGCGCAGCGTGCAGTGGACCGCGCCGCGGTTCGAGTCCGTGGATCCGGTGAAGGACGCCGAGGCGGTATTAAAGGATGTCCGCATGGGCCGGAAGACCTGGTTCGAAGCTGTGCTGGAAAACGGCTACGACCCCACCACGCAACTTGAGCAGATTGCGCTGTTCAACAAGCTGCTGGACAAGTTCGAGATTATCCTCGACTCCGACCCGCGTAACACGACGCTGCGCGGCCAGGAGCAGCCGGCGGGAACCGAGGAGCGGACCCCAAGCAGCAAGGCTGCCGCCGGCAAGCCCAAGGGACAGGGCTTCGCCGCGCTCTCGGAAGAGGAACTCGGGATGGTGAAGGACCTGCTCGTCGCGGGGATGTCTCGCACGGGCGGCAGTTTTGAATCCGCGTCCCGGCTCTACCGGGGCTGATGACTCACCTCGACAAGAAAGGACACCCATGAAAGGCAACCCGCAGGTAATGGCCGGAGTCCAGACCGCCGTCAACACTGAAGCATCGTTGATGCTTCAGTACCTTCTCGATCAGCGCGACGCCAAGCGCCTGGGCCTGGATCTGGCCGGCGGCCTGAAGCAACTGCACGAGCAGTGCGAAGACCACATGAAGCAACTCGTCAGCCGCCTGCTGTTCCTGGAGGGCGCGCCGACGATTGAGCCGAAGCCCGCCGCGACCCATGATAGCGTCACTGAGATTCTGAACGACGCCTTCGCCGCCGAACAGGCGGCCATCGCGCAGTTCACCGACCTCTGCAAACAGTGCTACGACGCCGGCGACATGTCGAATTTCCACTTCGGCCAGCACCTCATCAAGTGGCACCGCGAAGGCGACGACAGTTTCAAAGGCCACGTCGCGTGGCTCCAGAAGCAACTCTACCAACTCAAGAAGCTGGGTGAAAACGACTTCATCGCCGTCAACGCGAGGACGAATTAGGAGGCACCATGCCGCTATTGCGAAACGAAGACGAACGAAACAACGCGGAGGTCTTCTCCGCCGATGCGCAAGTGCTGCCGAGCACGGCCAACGCCAAGGACGGCACCATCGACGTGGTCTGGTACAGCGGGGCCGCAGTCCCGCGGATGGACCGCGCAACCGGCGAACCCTACATGCTGCAGCTCGACATGCAGGGTTGCCGCTTCGACCGGCTGAACAACGGCGCGCCCGTCTTCGACACCCATTTCACCGGCGACGATTTCAAGTCGCTCATGGCCGGCAAGGTCGGCACGCGGGCCCAAGTGGGCGTGGTGCGGCGCGCCTGGCCCAACGGCGATAAGGGCATGGCCACACTGCAATTCGATCTCGGCGACGCGGACGGCGCCGAGATGTTCCGCAAAGCCAGCACGGGCATCCTGCAGAACCTCAGCTTCGGAACGTTTGTCTACAAGCGCGAGAAGCTGCAAACCGAAGGGATGCCGGAGGGCAAGCCGCCGTATCTGAACGACAAGGAAATCGGCATGTTCAAGGCCACCGATTGGGAGCCGTTCGAGATTTCGCCGTGCACCATGCCGGCCGATTTCAATACGTGCTTTCTGAGCGCAGACCGGGCAACCAGCCCACAAAAGGAGACACCTGCCATGGAAAAGAAGACCACGCAGGAAGCGGGCACGGGTGCCCGTACTGTGAACGAACAGG